CGTGATTTAGAAACCAAACAAATTCATCATGCGTTCATAGCTTCTGCTGCTGATGGTGCTAGAAAAGAATCATTGCAGTTACAAAGAAAAGGAGAAAGATTACCTAAGTCTTTGATAGAAAAGTCAGACTTTAAGAAATCTTCTTAACGGCTCGAATCGGTTCGCAGCCCCTCCCTGTGACTTGAATCCAATCAGCTTGATTCACATTCGCTCAATTCCCCTCAAAGTTGCTCAACGTAAGTGCAATCGTTATGGGTGTTACGATAAACCCTTCTTAACATCTCTTGTAGGTGCAAGAACCAAAGAGATGAAAATCGCCTCACTTCCCCTCTCCTCTTATTAATTTAATTCTGTGTCGCTCTTTGCTGTGCAAATTTGCTCAAGGTAATTTCGGCTCTGTGCCCTTCGAAACGCTTCTTTTTAACTTGACTCTCCTCAAACGTTGTAAGTCTTACGATAAACTTTCTTTAACATCTCTATGACTTAACAGGTTTGCGAGATGATTTACATTTCTTTTCGATTAGCCGTAACTCACTGTGGCTCGCTGTCGATCAACTTTCCTCTTTTACCATTCTGCCTATTGTCACTCGTAGTGGTGCTTCTCTATTTGGCTCAAATCAATCGTTGTAAGTGCTACGATAAACTTTCCTCAACATCCTTCTGGGTTAATAGCCTTGAAAGATGATAATTCGCCTCAGTTCTTTTCGGAGTAACTTGATTCACGTTACTGCCCTGCGTCTAAATTCGGTTCACGGCATCTCGGTTTGATTTCGTTCATTTCTTTTCAACTTGACTCACACGTTATGAGTGCTACGACAAACTCTTCTTAACATCTTTGATACTTAATAGGTTGACAAGGTGATTGATCCCGCTCTTTTTGACTCTTTTCGACTTCTTTTACAGTTATGTTGCTCTATGTCACTCTTGGCAACTCCAATCCTATCACCTTGATTTTTTTCATCTCGATTCCACTCAAATTACTGCCACTCGCTACATTTCTTTTCGACTCATACCACCTCGACTCACACCAATCGTTGTCAGTTTACGATTAAAACTGTCCTTAACACTTCTATGACTTAATAGGTTTGCGAAGTGATTAAAATACAGCACCTTACTTCAATGCTATTGTTGCTCGTTTCAGTACTATGTGTCTCCCTTTGTCTCATCGATTCTCAAATCAATCGTTCACACTTCACGATTAAAAGTGTCTTAACACCTCTATTACTGAATAAGTATGCGAGGTGACTACGTTACTATTTGCCGACATTCACTTCCATTTGTCGTTCTTTGATTCATCTCAAATCAATCGCTTGCCAGTTCCACGATTAAGAACTGGTTTTCTTTTTCTTTGTAATTTTAGTAACTATCTGTTTAACTATTGGCCGTATAAGCTGAAGTACCAATGGTGCAGAAGCACCAACCAAAGCAAGGCTAAAGACCCCAACAAACTGAGGAGCAGACGGAATGTATTGTTCTTTCCACTCAACTGCTTCATAGAGAGTTATACATTCACTCCCATCTTGCCCTCTTTCATGCCCAATAACACGTTCTAACTTTTTATCGTTACGAAAGTCTCCTACTCTCTGGTCATTTTTCCCAGGACAGGGAGGAAAATCTGGTGGGGGAGGATCAGGTAATGGAGGAATATCTGGCTGCTTTGTTTCTGGTAAGGGCGGTGGTTCATTATTGATAGGTGCTTCTTCTGTAATGACAAGATTCTCAGGTGTATAGTCAAGAGGAATA